AGAAGTTTATTTAACTAACCCTGCAGGTATTGGTGAGCATTCCGATATCACAGAAGCAATTGAAACTGAACTCAATATAATTGCTAAGTACCATGATCAGATTGAAGTAATAAATAAATACTTCAAAAAGTAGATAGATGGCTAATCTAGTCACATCAGAAGAGATATTGCCTTTAATAGAACCAATTCTTTCTAACGCAAACATTATCAACGTTAAAGATACATCTGGAATCTTAGAGTATCGAATCGAAAGTGATGATAGAGCAGTTGATAGAGAAAAAGTTGAAAATCTTTTATCCTCAAAAAGGATAACTTATGGTGAATTGACTAGAAAAGTTGGTGGATTTGGTGGCTCTGAAATTGTCACCTTTGACATGAGAACTGTTAGAATAATCTATAAACTAAAAAGCAATAAAGGTTCTGGTGGTGGTGCAGAAGCAACTACATTAACTGAATCTGCACAATGTTTATATGCTGCAATAGCATTTGGTTTAAACCGAATTATAACAAGTAACGACATAACACCAGATAATGTAAAAAAATATTCTAATCTTTTTGATATAGATGAAACAAATGAAAGAATACTAAATGAATTACCTGATGAATGGGTAGAGTCTTCTTTGTTAGGTGCAAATAAATTGTTTGAAAGGTTTAAGGGTAAAGGTAAATATGTTTTTCATAGAGGTTCAAGTGAAGTTGATAAGATAGAGGCAGCATTTAAAAGAGTATCTAAAAATGAAAATGTAAGGATTAATATAAACAAATGGAATCCATCTGATATTTGGATGATTAGTAGTGACTTTTCCTTTGATTTTTTTGATAAAGAGAATACTATATTGGGATTAAACCAAGTGGTACAAGAAAAATTAGAAGAGAATATTTTGATTGGTGTATCTCTTAAAAAAATAATTGGTACTGCAAAGATATCTGTTAAAAATGTATTCAGAGATATGAAGACTTGTAAGTATTATGCA